TGTCATAGAACTTTCGTTTGAAATTTATTGGTAAAGATAGTGATAAAAACGAGAGTTAGAGCGGATAGGTTCAAGAAGGTTGAAAATAAAGGTTTTAGCGAGAATTTGACTGCAAAGATGAACCCAAGCGAAACCCTTCTCAAAGCCAATTGAAACCGGAGTTGCGTTACCATCCCGTTACTCTGTTCCGAATGGTAAAGGCGGTTTTGGGAGGATTTCAAAACGCTGAATTACAGGCACGATTCGGGAATCTTCGACTGTAAAAACGGTCGGATTTTCGGATTTTGGGCTTGCTGCCGTGAAAAAAGTCTGTTTTCCGCCTCGATTGCACTGATTCGCTGCGGTCTGCATTTCGTCGAACAGCTCTACAAGTAATAATTTTGTTTCATTAAAAATCGTAGAGTTATGAGATCGACATTCAAAGTTTTGTTTTATCTGAAATGCAATGCCCCGAAAAAGGACGGGCTTATTCCCGTCATGTGCCGTATCACGATAAACGGCAAAATAGCCCAGTTCAGTTGCAAGCTGGACGTGGAGGAGAAGTCGTGGAACGTGGAGTTAGGCCGTGTCTCCGGCCGCAGCATCGCTGCACAGGAGACCAACCGTATGCTGGATAAAATCCGTGTAGGTATCAACCAAGCCTACCAGAAGATCGCCGACCGGGATAATTATGTTACCGCCGAGAAAGTGCGCAACGCCTATCTCGGTTTGGGGATGAACCATGAAACACTACTGGCGGTATTCCGTCAGCACAACGAGGATTACGGGAAGCAGGTGGGCAAGCTCAAAAGCCCGCGCAGCTATTGGAAATACTGCACCATGTACAAACACCTCTCGGAGTTCGTCGAAAAGCGGTATAAGGTCAGCGACATCGCGTTCAAAGAGCTTACTCCGGCATTTATCACGGACTTCGAGTTGTTCCTGCGGGTAGAAAAGAATCACTGCAACAACACGGTCTGGTCTTATATGATGCCGTTCCGGAAAATAATCTATATGGCCGTCAATAACGGTTTGTTGCAGCGCGACCCGTTCTTCGCGTACAGCATCACGAAGGAGGAGACCAAACGGGGTTTTCTGACCCAAGAGGAAATCACACTCCTGATCAACGGCACATTCAAAAAGAAAAGCTACGAGCTGATCCGCGATCTGTTCATCTTCTGCACCTTTACGGGTTTGAGCTGGACGGATATGGCGAACCTGACGAAAGCCAACCTGCGCACCTCGTTCGACGGGCATCTGTGGATCGACACGAACTGCCAGAAAACAGGCGTCGAAACGAATATCCGGTTGTTGGACGTTGCCAGACACATCATCGAGAAATACGACGGCATGGCCGAAAGGGACAAACTGCTGCCAGTTCCCTGTTACGCCAACTGCAAGAACGGCATCAAAGCAATAGCGAAGAAGTGCGGTATCGAAAAGAACGTCACGTGGCATCAAAGCAGGCATATTGAATTGCCTTTGTCGCTGAATTTGAATAGATTGCAAAGATTAGTTTCTTGATAGGTAACGATTTGGAAACGAGTGAAGTTCTGTATTTTACCTCGTCTTGCATTAAATCAAAAGAACGCCTTTTTGCAATGCAAAGATAGTGATTAGAATTGATTTACAATAAACTTCATCCTGCAAAATCGCAGATTCCTGTGCATTTTTATTGTTCAAATACTGCTAACTTCACTAAAAATGAGTAACTTTGCAAACTAACAAGTATTGGTTTTGCCATGGTTATAAGAACGATAAAATTGACATCACTATTTGTCAATACGGAAAATTATAGATTTGAGCCTTTATCATCACAAAAAGAAGCAATAGATAAGATGATAGAGGATCAAGGGGATAAATTATATTCTCTTGTGGACGATATTGTAACCAATGGTCTTAGCCCCGTCGATTTGATTATTGTAACACCCAACGAAGACAGCAATAAGTATGTTGTACTTGAAGGAAATAGGCGAATAACGTCATTAAAACTATTAAATAATCCGACACTAATAGATGACAAATACTCTCCTTTAAGGAAGAAATTTCAGAAATTACAAAAAGAAAAACCTAATGCTATTTCTGAATTGAAGAATATTGCTTGTGCTGTTTTTGAAACCCCTACTGAAGCTGATATATGGATAAAACGTAAACACTCTGGAGAACTTAATGGTATCGGAACTGTCACTTGGAACGCTCAACAAAAGCAAAGATTCGAGGAGAAGACAGAAGGAAAATCATCAATTCCATTGCAAATTATCACTTTGCTGAAATCACAAGAAGAGGTTTCTGATACGATTAAGGATTCATTATCTAAATTAAACATTACCAACTTGCAACGTTTGATGTCGGATCCATATGTTAGAGAACACCTTGGCTTGGAAATTAACAATGGAATTTTAGTTTCAAAGGTTAAAGTGTCCGAAGTCATTAAGGGGCTTTTAAAAGTTGTTACAGACATTCTGAATCCGGAATTTATAATCCGCAAATCCAAATTTCCGCAGAATCCGAAACGAAGCGTTCGATTTTCAGGAAAAGGGACAAAACGAAGCGTTCAAAAAAAAGGCTGCACACAACACTTATAAAGCCGGAACAAAAGGTTAATGAAGACCTCTGTTCCGGCTTTATACTTTCATAAGAACACTTTTAGAATGGCATTCTAATACAAATCGAGCAACTTATTTAAGCAGCCATTTTCTCAATGTCAAAATCTTGCTTTTTGAATAGCATTATATCTGTGTATCCTGCAGAATAATTCATGTGGGCATTGAATTCTCTTTTTGTGCAGCCTTCAAATGGATTTCCGATGGTTTTATTTGCCCCAATCCACTCACACAATTCAATTATAGATGATTTGTTTGATGTAAAATAAACGAATGAATGACCTTCGAGGACTTTTAAAACATCTAAGTAATCGGACATACGCCAATACATGTTGTACGTTCCGACATCAGTGGATAGATAAGGGGGATCAATTAAAAACACCACTCCAGGTACGTCCTTATATTGATTATAGACCTCTTTGTAGTCGCATGAAACGATTTCCAGCCCTTCTAAATAGTCCAATGATTCAGGGTATCCATTCTTACGGATATTGTTATAAAGAACTTCCTTGCTCATTTCCTCCACAGACAACTTATATTTCATAGAGAACATAAGGGATGACGATAGAGTAATGAAGTCCACGTACCCCACACTCGCTTCCTCTTCTTCAATACGCTTTAAAACGCATTCCCTCAGCTTTCCTTTGATTGCCTTATGTTTGGGTACCGAATCCCCTACCAGCGTTCTAATGTCGGCTAAAAGCTTATTTGTATGTGGAATATGAGCCAGCCTAAATCGGTAGTTATCAAAATCGTTATAGACAACAGTGGAAGTTGGTTTCATTCTTTTGGTAATATGGGAAAGTAACCCCGAGCCACCAAACAGATCCACAAAAACGGTATCATCAGGAAACTGGTCCAATACCTTTATAAATTCTTTGGCAAACATTCTTTTTTGGCCCACAAATGGCAGCGGTGCCGACAGATTCATTTTCGTCATACGTTCAATTCAAATTTAATATTTTCAACTCCGGATAACAGTTCCAGAGTCTGGTCAATGTTATTTTCATATATATGCACATTCCCAAGGTTAAGAGTTATGGATTTCAAAGGAAGTTCCACCTGTCTTGCCATCAGATAAAGATGATAAATATCAGCCGGAAGCCCAAGGTTGGCATCAGAACTGCGCTGGTATGCGGATAATACCAGTTCCCCCTCATCAATCTGGAACTGCACAAGGCTCAGGCAGGGTGCCTGGTTGCTTTCCACCCCGGTCTCTCCAAGGAACAGAACATAGTTCTTGCTGTTGCGTTTTTCCTGATTAATCTTGGCTATAAGGGGTGGAAGCTTTTCAAAGTAAGTGGGGTAGCTATTCACAAGGGTATGGCCACAATAGCCCCACCAGGTAATACCTGCCTCCTTATATCTTTCCACATCCCGAATACCCTGCATAAACAGTTTCAATTCTTCTTTCAGTTTCTTTCTGGCTATCCCATGGCATTCAAATATATCAAGTAAATCAGCTGGGGTCAGCATGAGCCTTTCGTTCAATAGGTATTTGATACAGCCTTTCTTGTTGGTTTGGGTCTTGCCCGTTTGGAGTATCTTGTCTAATGTCTGGTAATACTTATTCATAAGCTATTGATTTTTGTCTGTGCAAAGTTAGCCCCATCAGATAACACAAGGTATCTCCGGCATATTAATCACACTGCACCGAGCGTGCAGTGCTTCCCAAACCGTTTGATAATATCATACACCTTGCGTTCGCTTACTGAATATTTATTTGCCAAAAAAGCCACCGCATAAGTGGTCTTCTCACCCCGATTTTTCATGACCTCATACTCTGTATATAAGTCTATGAATCGAAGGTCATCCTGCTTGCCGCCCAAACTTATAAGCAATTCAAGCGGTTTTCTGTTAAATTTAAGTGCTTCAAACAATGTCATATCCAATCATTTTTGTACTTTTGCAATGCCAATCATTTATTTAATGCGTAAAAACGCCACGAGAGTGCGGCAGAGGGCATTGCCCCCGGTCGCGCACTCTCGTGGCGTTTTGTGTTAATAAATGATTGGCGTCTATATTAACAGGCCGGGGGCTTTTTTTATCCCTCCCCCGAAGGGATTGTCAATCATTCAATCCGGTACAAATCCAATTTGAATTTATCCTTCTTTTTCCAGCCTTCAGCCAGAACTTTCTGAATGAATCCTACTGCTTTTGTATAGAAGTCTTTCAGTTCATCTAACTGGGTAAAAGTATGGTATTCCGGTTGTTCATCCGAACCAAACTTAAACGTCACCGGTAGGGTTTCTCCGCCCGTCTGAACGGCTAAATCGTATGCAACCTTATAGTTGTACTGGTTCTCCGTAGAAAGCCATACATGGGCACCATTGTACACGAAGCCGGACAGGATAGCTGCATCAGTCTGGCTATTATACCAGGACATAACCAATGTGCGGATTTCCT